ACCAAAAGGACTACAGGAAGCAATTCTAAAAAGTCAAAAAAAGGGTAAAAAGAAAAAGAAAGGAAAGAAGTAATGCCGTACCACACAGGAAAAGGGTCACATTCTAAGGGAATGAAGAAGAAGAAAAAAAACAAAAAGATGAAAAGAAAAAAGCGTTAAATGGTTTTAGTCAAATCAATTAAGAAGTTCACTAAAGACTTAACACCCCGACAACGCAAGACTATGAACAGTCATGCTAGGCATCATTCATTAAAACATATGAAAGAAATGGCAAAAGACCTAAAAGCGGGGAAAACATTTGCTCAAGCACATACTAGAGCTATGCGGAAAGTCGGGAAATGAGTGGCTTCACTACTACAGCTACTATCGCTGAATTGATAGATAAAAGACCCATAGAACGTAAGCGAAAACGTACCAGAAAGAACAAAATGCCGTTTAAAGGCAATTTAAAAGCCGTACAGCGTCTGTTGCGTGTAAAAAGGGTAAAGTAACGCTGAAATAGTTAAGACCGCACAGGCACGTTTATTTCAATAATCTCTTTTATCTGGTCTAAACATTCAGTAACCCCGCCCTTTACAATGAAATGAGGTGTACCCATAGCTTTTGATTGCACCGCCCAAAGCTTTTGACTATCCGAAAGCCTACCTTTTTCAGTCTTCAACTCAATATAAAGTATTCTACCTTCTGGATACTCAACAATAATATCTGGACAACCAGACTTCAGACCCATTTTTTTCATCTTTAAATGATACCCAATAGACTTTTGACCTTCATTCGGAACATGGAAATGCCGAAAATGGTAGTATTTACACAGATAATTTAGGTAGTCATTACAGGCTATTTGTATGTCGGATTCTTTTATCATAGGGGGTAAGTTCTAAGTTCTAATGAGATTGCACCCATTTAAGTTATAAAATTTACCCCCTATTTATACAAATGAATTGGAGTTCAGTTTGTATATTCCGCTAGTCTTAGGAGGAATATCATAAAAATATCAAAAAAAACACCAAATCACAATATTTTTTACTATATGGGGGTTGACTATTGAATAAACCTAGCTTACAATCTAGGTTATTAATACTAATAATAATAATAGATTGGAGTTCAAAATGACAAATTGGTTACAAAAACATATAGATAAGGCACTTGAGTTATCTTCTAATGGTTACTTCTTTTCTAAGTCGCAACAAAAAGAAGCAATAGACAATTTAAACAGAGCTTATGACGAGCTTAGAAAAGCCAAATGGAATTCAGAAAAAGCAAAGAACTTAACCCATGAAGAAAAATGGGATTTGATTTGCGATATGCCAGATATGTTACATTTGGTCAAAGAAAAGCACAGACCGATTTTTGAAAAACTTGGTATGGATTGCGATACAATTTACAAATTGGTCGAGTACAGGAACGAGTTCAAAAACTTTGAAATAGTACCAAAGGCAAAAGAAAACAATGATTTTGCTCAAGTCATGCAGTTCATCGTTTCTGGTGTTCAATCAAACTTTCAAGATGATGGTCGAAACTACTTGAAAGAAAAGCTAGGCGAAGACCTATACAGACGAGTTCGATGGGATTGGCATTTTGTTAGAAACTCAAGAGGTACAGACTTCATCAGAGTATTTTGGTTTCTTGATGGTCGTATTACTAAGCTTCAAAGCATCTTAGCTATGGGGGTGAAGTAATGAAAATCAGATTACACAAAATCAGAAAAGCACTCACTTTTGAATTTAGAATTTTAAAGTGTATTGAGGGAAAAGGAGTTTGGGTTTATTCAGAGGATGCTAAATTAGAAGATAAAAAAATAGTAAGCCTTATTCTTAGAGGGTTCACAGACGAGCAAATAGTAAATCTTGGAAACGAAATTTGGATGTATTGGGATAATCGTAGATATTGGAAAGTTAAAAAAGAACTAGGCTTATCTACATTAGATTTTTACGTTCCTTGGAGGGTTTAGAAATGATAGCTAAAGTAAAAGGGGGTGACCTTATCAATATGGGTAACGTCACCTTACCCAAAGATTTCGTTGAGCAAAGAGTCAAAGCCGTTAGAGATTGGTACATCGACAATGGTAAAGACTATGATTTACAGCATATTCGAGATTGTTCAGTAAACGTAGCCTTGAAAGAAATGGATGGGGTCATTTTTGAAAATAGCATTTTTGCAGTCAACAAATATGAAGGTAAATCAGCGGATGAACTAGTACACACAGAAGAACTAAAAGGGAAGTGTGTGTGGCTAAGTATCAAACGCAAGGACAAGGGCGATAATATTAAATGGTCTGATAAAATGTCTATCATGGAAAACCTATTAGGCGATGAATGGTTAGGGATAGAGATATATCCACCCGCAAAATTCATGGTTGATACAGCTAACCAGTATCATTTGATTTGTATACCGCCAGAATTTACAGACCATTTCCCTTTTGGGTGGAAGCACAGGGAAGTAATGAGTGTAGACACTAAAGGCGGTTACAATAAACTTGGACAAACATACAGGGGGAATAGAAAATGATAGAGCAACCAACAAAAATAGGGAACACAACGCTATATACAGCTAGGGTTCTCAATATGTCAGTCGCTAAATATTACGGCTTAGTCAAAGAATATTGTGAGATTGTTTCTAAGGCTAGGGAAGCCAGTAAAGACGATTTAGATAAGAATGGAGAGCAAGCAGAACTTACTTTGTATTTCTCAGTTCGAAAACATCTGAATCAGTTGGTGTTGCAAAAATTAATGAAAAATAAAATAGAAAAGTTTGGAGCAGATAAAAGATGAATAAATTTTTAGAGATTGTTTTCGATAGTGCGTTTTTGATTATGATTTTTCTAATAATAGGTTTTGCGTAGACATAACCCAAAAACTAATATAGGTTTTAAATTGAATTGGAGTTCACATGAAAAAATCAAAACTAATTTTCACTTTATTGTCAGCCGTTGTTATTGGTGGGTGTTCTACCATGCCAATAGTTGATAGTAGAGGAAAATCATCGGCAAATATCAAAGGCGATATGAACCGATTTCACGATGATTATTATACTTGCAAAAGCTTAGTAGAAGACCAGACCAACTATGTTTGGGATAAAAGCAAAGCAGTCTATAATGGTCTAAGGTGGAGAGTGCTATGGCTTTCACCTAAAGCAAATACCAGAAAAGATTTTGTAAATAGGTGTTTAGAGGGTCGTGGCTATAATGTAATTAATAAATAAGGAAAATAATATGTTAGATAATGGAGTAATAAGTTTAATAGAAGATAAAACAGAAAATGGAAATCCTAACTATTCCATAGAGTTAATAGATGGACGTAGGTGCTATTTAAGGGGTGTGATTTTGAACCCTATGCCACTTGCGGGGGATGCAATAAATTTTGATGCAATAAATACTAAGACTTCAGCTAAAGGAAATCAGTACACGAATATCCAGAATTTAAGTGTAGTGCCAAATCCAAATGACCAACAGGCATCCTATCAAACCCCACAACCAATGCCACAGGCTAATAATACCTTCACACCTAAACAGCCTACTGGTGGCATGAATAAGAGCGATACACAGCGGTTAGATATATTCGTAACTGGTGTTGTAGGTAGGTCTATGGGTTCTGGTCACTTTTCGGTGAATGATATTGAGATGCTTACTAAAAATGCAGTAAGGGCATTTAATGAAAACCTTAAAGAACTATAAGAAGCTTTTCAGCGACTTTTGGGGGTATCAAGAAAATGATATCCCCTTATGTTGGAATTGTCATAAAGAAGTGGCGGTAGATATACATCACTTGATTCCGAAAGGCATGGGTGGAGTCAAAAACAACAGGCTAAACCGCATAGACAATCTTTATGCCCTATGTCGCAAGTGTCATACGCTAGGACACTCTGACAAGGAATTAAACGAGCAATGGAAAAAAGATTTATTAGAACGTATCGAATGGAAGAAGGAAAACCCGAATGATTGGTGAAAAGTTATGTAAAGAGGTAGTGAGCATTGTTGAAAATCGTGGCATGGACTATGGCGATATCAAACAAAATCACGAAGAAATAGCAAAGGGGTGGTCAGTCATTCTAGGAATAGAGGTAAAACCGCATCAAGTAGCGTTGTGTAATGACTGGCAAAAGACAGTTAGGCTAAAGGCTAATCCAAAGCATCATGACAGTTACAAAGACAAAATCGGATATATGATAACCTATGCGGAGTGCATAAAATGACCGATATTTATTCAATACAATTTGACCCAAATAAAATATCCCATCAACAGGAAGAATTAGGGATGATATTTGCCGACTTAGATACCGCTTGTGAACTTATGAAAAAAGAAGAAAAGATGATTATAGCGGAACTAACACTTCAATTTTCACGGCAAAAAATGTATAAAAATATGAAAGAATTAGATGGGTTAATATTTACCCATGACAAGTTTAGGGATTTTACTAATAGATTTAGTGAAACTCTGAAGCGAAGGAATAGAGCCAAAATAAGGTTTGAATCCTTCAAAGCCTTTCGGGATGACCTAAGAACTAAGGTGGTAAACGAAAGGGAAATGGCAAAACATAACTTATAGAAAGGAGTTTACAATGCCAAAATCACAAAGGGAAAATATCCTAGAATATCTAGAAATAGGTAACAAAATCACCCCGCTAGAAGCCTTATATCAGTTTGGTTGTTTTAGATTGAGTGCGGTTATATTCAATTTAAGACAAGAGGGGTTTAATATTATTACTCACAATAAAACTGTGGATGGCAAAACATTTGCTGAATACGAACTTTTGAAGGAGAAAAGCAATGGTTGAATATGATAATTCAAAGACTTTTCTTGAGTTCGAATTGCAAAGAAAAATTGATAAGCAAAAAGAACGAGGTTTAGACAAACATTCAAGTGATATTAGGGTTATGGACAACCTTCTGGATGCTCTTAATGAATATATGATTAAGTTCGGCAGACAAAGTAACGCCCACGACTTATGCTTTGATTTGAAAAAACAGATTGAAGAAAACAAAAAGCATACTCAAAATTATATGGATGTAATATGAGGGAGCATTTTGAAAAGTTTGATTTGTTGCCTTTATCTTTCTCACATCTTAATGAGTTCGCTTTTTATCGGGAACGATGGGCGTTAAGGCGAATATTCGGCTATGAGTTCCCAACAAGTGCATCGGCTGTTAGAGGGCAATCTGTGGAGTCTGGAATCAATATGGTTCTAAACGGATTACCGCTAGAAGAAGCAACAGAAAAGATGGTTGCTGAATTTGATGCAAACTGTTCAAGGATAAATGACCCGAAAACAGAAGATGAAAGAAATAACTTAGTGCCATTATTACAGCTAGGAACTAAGGAATTTGGGAAGTATGCGTACACATGGAATCTATTGACCTATCAAAAGAAGGTAGAATTAGAAATAGATACCATACCTTTTGTGGGATACACCGATTTTCATTTTGAGGATAAAAAGACCAAAGAAGATTTTTATATCGACTTGAAAACGTCTAAAAGCCTACCGCAGAGGGTTAGTATTTCTCATGCAATGCAACAATCTATATATCAGTCAGCGACAAATGCGAAGCAAATCTTGTGGTATCTGAAGAACCCTACAAAGACAAAAGATGCTGAATTTATTGCGATGTCGCTAGATGATTACGCACAACCTATGCGGATATGTAAACATATTCTAAATGTTA